CCAAACACAACAGTGTAATTCCCGGTGTCTGCGCCATCAACAAAATTGGATAAAGGATAATTTTCTGGCTTTATTCTGACTGATAGGTTCCAAGTGGAATCGGTGTAAAGGTCTTCATAAAGAGATGAGGTTAATTGCGGTACATATCCGCCGACTGTTCCGGTAAGCATAAAGTATGCATTATCAGAGTTTAGCTCGTCGCGAATCGAAAGCACTTGGAAGTTCACAGCATCGGTGCTGTTCCAAGTTGTGTCTGTCTGGTCAGCGACGGCGCCGTGAATACCAAATACAGAGGAACTTATAGCATTCGTAAAGAAGTAATTTGCATCCTGAGATTCAAGCGGCTTTGTTGGGAAAGTGACATCCGCCTCCAACGTTATAGCATAGCCACCTGTAAGTTGTGTCGCCTCGGGGATAACTCCAGTTGAATTTGGATTTACAGACGATGAAAACGAGTATACAACAGCACTCTTGTTAGTCTCGCTGTTAAAGTTAACAAGTTTATCGTTAACAAGAATATTTCTTCTATTCTCTCGGAATTCGTACTCAGTGTTCTGAGCATACATGTTGAGTTTTATCAACTCATCATCGATTCCGAATGAGCGAATCAGGTTTCTAAAGGATTTCTCAGTTCCCTTAGATTTGTAAATGTAAGTTAAGTTGTTGTAAATGTTCTGGTAAATGATGTTTTTAATATCATTTAAAGATTTGTCATAGATCCTGTCTTCACTTCTATCGGCCAACTTTTCCAACACATCGGCATCAAGAAAAATCTCCGGAGATACAAAGCCATGTGCGTTAAGCTTCTTATAAGAATAGGGAAATGGCTTATCACTGCCGCTTACATATTCAACATTCTTTAGATTGTTTAATTCAGAAGTCTGAATATGGAGGGTATCAAAATAGCTAGAGATGATTTGGGTTAAGTATTTTACTTGCTTTTCGCCCTCTGAATCTTCTTCTGTGATCCAAGCAGGTATTGAATTATATATGGAAGCATTGTTGTTGACATCGTATACCGAGCCAGAACTAGCCAATCCTGCCCTAAGCGCTACAACATCGGGGTGATTTGATCTAATAATTGGATCTAAAAATTCTTTTGTTGCCGCGTTGGAAAGAACTATCGCGGACCCCGTGTTTCTTGAATTTGTTCCATATCCAGTCCAAGCACCATTTGTGACGCGACCTGCGTAATCCAAAACTACGCTGTCTGTCGCAGCTATCCCAGTAATTCCTTCATTGAACTTGTAATAAACACCCAGCTTTGTGTTAACATCTTCCCGTGTGTCCGTGAAGGGCTCTGGGTCAGAGTTTGTACCACCTCCGACTTGGCTGATAAAGTATCTACCTACGTCTTTGGAGCTTCTTTGGGTCTTCCAGTATCTAAATTCGTCTAACGAGCCAGATAATTTACCCGAATACGCCGGCGCAGATGTCGCTGCGGGACTCGTAACAGCAGCTGCTAGGTTTGCTCGCAAGGCGCCGGTAACTTCATTAATACCAGACGACCCTTGCGTTATTGTACTCCTTAGTGAACCATCAATATAAAATTTTGTTTCGATACCAGCCGAGGCTGACATAAGACTAACAGCATAATGGTGCCAAGATCCATCAGCAACAGATGCCGTTGTGAAAGTAGAATCGTTTGTTAATGTCTGCCTTGTGATGCCAGTTGTACCAGATAAAGCAGTAATCAAAAATGGATTTTGCCCATCAGCAGCACCAGTAAGCTCAATCGTTAAGCGACCATAGGTTGGGGTATTGTATGTCTCACCATTCCAAAGATCAAAAATTATTTCTTTCTCTGTAAGGGAAGTCAGGAACTCACTCTTATTCAGCCAAAATTCTACTGTTACGCCATTGCCTTGAAGATCGTATTTAAGATTGCTTTCGCGGTTTGTGCTTGCATCGTAGTAATTGGACCCCGTGAACTGCAATGAATATGGGGTCATCCCATTGGGGTTTGGATGCGGACCTCCCTCAAAATACACATACTCTAAGTCATCAGAAAGACCGTAAGTTTCCGTTACTGATGAAGATCCCCAGCCATCTGCCGAGAATATTGCATACCCGTTTGTTCTAGGGTATAAATTATCCAGAATATGCAGATCGATGTAAGTCGATTCATTCTCCCATTCAAGCCTCTCTTTTAGAGAACCATCATAAGGATAAGTTTCGCTAACTCTATCTATAGACTGAACGTAATATTCTTCGGCAGAACCATAACGGGCGAAACTAGACGGATCTGAAAAGTCTACATTTGGAATGTAACGCTTTTCATGAATGATGTCTTCTTTATGGTAGCCAACCGACTCAACTTCAGCACCAATATCTTTTGATGATTTGTTTGAGAGGGAGCTTACTTTCTTGGCTTTATCGAATAAAGTTTTAAAACTCATACTTTAATTATTCTTCAACTCTAAATTTGAACGTCTGAGGTTGTTCTTGCCAGTCCCCAATGCTGTCGTTGTAATAAGACAACCTTATCTCATACATATAATCAGCCTCTAACAGAGACATATCTAAATCAAAGAAATTTCCTTCCTTATCGTATGATAAATAAGTGCTAAGGTCTGATCCGGTACCGTATGGAATTGCGGCCAAGTTGTCTGTTACGCGATGAATACTAAATGATGCGCTCTCAATAATATCCGTTGGATTATTGGCAGTCGCGACTGTGTAAATCGTTGGAGACCAGTTTCTATCACGAACAAAGAATCTAAACCTTGCTGTATCTTGTCTTGAGTATTTCTTTTTAAGATTCTTGCAAGATGTGATTCTATTGAATGTCGGTGCGCTGTCATAAGTTGGCATTAGCTCTGGGAAAAATGAGCCAGTAAAGTATTCAACTCCTCCAGAGTGCCATACGTCGTGTATCTCCTGTAAGGGCGTAGAAGCCGCTGTAAGCGCGACTTCGCACGAATAGATGCCAGGACTCACGTAACTTCCTGTAGCGTTTGTATCGCCGGTAGAGACGACGCTACCACCACCCTGAAGGGAGAGCTTCGAGCCGGTGGGGGATCCATTAGAGCTTGAGTAGAAAGAAACAAGTATGTCGCTTGTTCCAACAGCTGGAACATTATTAAGACCACGTCTTCCATAGTTGTAGAATTGTAAAGTATTCAGGTTGTCTGCTGCTGGTGCTCGTGATGAGGAGAAGAAAAAGTTCTCTCTATCATCCATTGTGCGAGAGTCCCAGCGAGCTTCGATAACAGGACGCTTAAAAAAGAACTCACTTGAGCGAGCAAAGAATTTCTTTGTGTAATATGATTGGGTTGCGCCTCCAGTATTCTGAATTACAGAGCCCGAGTCTGTACCGAGAGATGATGAAAAATAAGCTTCCTGTGAGGCAGTTAGGCGAATGCCGAAGCCGTAGTTGTTATATCCTCCTCCCGCTGCGCCGGTAATCCAATTTTCTACAACGGTTGTAACATCAACTTCTAGATTTTCGTACCCCTGTGGAAAACTAACGTTATAATTGTCTTGAGCTAAGTAGTCGCCTCCGACGCTAGACCAAGATGTGCTTGAATCGGATTTCATCCAATTAGACTCTCCAAGGTCCTGATATTCATCCATGTCCAGTCCCGCTCCTTCTGTCCAAGAGCGTGAGACGGGAGCAACAATTAAATTAAAATCTTGCGGAAGTGTAAAGGGATGTTCTGCGTTGAACATCTTAAGATAAAACGATACCGAGCCAGATGCTGGGATTGTGCCGGCAGTTCTGTCTGCAGAGATAGAAGACACAGGAAATTGAATTAGAATTCTAGAAAGTTCTTGAGACTGCCCATTAGAGCCCGACTCTTGTGCATAGATTGAGAAGACTTCAAGAGAATCTGCATAGCCCATATTGGAGCCTGTACCTCTTGTCACCAAGTTGGCTTCATAAGCGTTTGTGATCGTATTGTCAGCACTTGCCGTATATCTTAAAATAGCCATTATCTAATAGATCCCTTAATATCTATATTTGGATACTTCAGTTCAAAAATGACATTTGGCTGTGCTTCAATCATCCTACCATCCGACGATAAGGATGCATCAAAATCGTAGTTGGATTCAGAATATATCCCGCCTGACTTCAGCCCAACATCAACAGACGTGACGTCTACAACACCATCCACTTTTTGCAGTTCTTTGTAGACATCCGTGATTTTTATTGGCTCTCCGATATCCTGCTTCATAGCGAATTTATTCGCCAATCTTTGGTTGCAAGTGCTAATAACATCAAATCGATTCGCATTAATATCGATTAGTATTTCATAACTAATGTCAAAATTAACAATCTCAGCATCTAAAATATCAACCGTATCAGATATCATTTTATATTGGGTAATCCAATTTTTTAAATTATTTTTAAGTGTTGTGTTGGCGACAACCAGCTTTCCGGAGCCGTTCTCTGACATTACATAAATGTTGACATTTCTCTTAAATTCATCTGGGTCTTTTAGAATGGCAACTCTCTTAATCATTCCAAACTTTGCTGGCATGCCGTAGCAAATAGCTTGATAATCTTGTGCTGTAACCGCTCTATTCTGTGTCGCAAAGTAACTGAACGCTCTTTGTCGTATCTCTTCGGATGAAGGTAGAGACACACTTCCAACAAATTGCTCTTCATTTGTCACCTCCAAAGAGTTGATAACTGCATTTCTGTTGGTCAAGGATATGGCCCCTTGGTTACCGAATTTAAAGTTGGACGATGCTATGCCCGTAATTGTATCCACGGCAGCGTTAACGTCTGATGTCGTATTAAAACGGTACCGGACTGTTAATGTAGTGTTCGATGGTCCAATGCCAAATTTGTCTGTGTCAATAAGCTTAGTGGGGTCAAAGTCTACATCAGTAGTGTAGCTTCTACCGTTTAAATTTAATACAACCTCTGTTGGATCTACAACAGGATTGGTGAGCTTGTTACTATCTGATCCATATCCAAATTGTATAAATGTCTGGTTGTCAACTGTCTCGACAACAAACCTTCTAGCTACCGGTGTAGCCTTCAGTAAATTGGGCACTGTCGACCGCGTTGTTGTAGTGTTTCTTATTGCTTTGTATATGACGTTCTGTGAGAGATGGTCAACCTCAAAATACTCATTGCCTTCGGAATCTGTCACGCTAACGATATTGGATACGTTTGTTACCCCTAAAGGAACTTTTCTAAATCTCTCAAAGCCTCCGATTGTAAAGCTTTCAGTTCCGGATCTCCCCGAAACGGCGGTTCCTATCGCTCTGATCACATATGTAAGTGGAGCGCCTGTTGTGGAATCGGCAGAACCAACGACCACCTGATTGCCCTCTTTATCAAAGTCAACGTCTTCTAAAAGAGTGTAGAATCCACCACCAGTCGATGTAAATGTAGAACCAGCCTGCAAAACAGGGATAAGTGTCGGGTCAGGTCCTAAGCCCGAGCTACCGGCGGGGACCTCAATAAAAAATGTCATTTTCCCATATGATGATGGGCTTGTTTGAAGTTTGTATCCGAGTTGTCTGGCTAGCTTTACAACATTGTTGTATTCGACGGCACTATCCAAGAATGTCTCATTCATTTGATAATCAAGATAGAATGATAAAATGTCTCCGATATAAGAGACAGAATCAAGCATCAAGGATCCAAATGAAGCTCTATTGAAATCTTTATAGGTGTTTGGATAGTATCTTTTGGCAAACTCCTCTAAATCGCGACGGATAGATTCAAAATCTCTACTTGTATAATTGATTGCAACGTTCTTTTTGGACATCTATTTCTGCACCTTTTATAATTAGTTAGTGTTATTATTAACTTCTACATTTAGAATCGCATTGGTTTGAAGTGGCAATATCGTAAACAATATAGAAACTGATATATTGTTAGGAAAAAGATCCGGGTTGTTTTCGGGGACAGTAAAGTCGATTCTATCAATGCCAATATAAGGCAAATATCTCTGTACCTGTTGTCTGATATTGCTGTCAATCTCAGAATAAGTAGACGCCGTGTTCTGTTCAAATAAATATTTCTTCAAGCCGACTCCAAAGTCGGTATCCATCATCCTCTCGCCAGGAGTTGTCAAAATAAGCATTTTTAAGTTTTGCTTTGCGAGAGAACTAAAATCAGTGATCAGCCCATACGGACCATATACATCATCAAAAACCAGCGGTAATCTTGGTGCCAATCCAGAAGCCATGTGCTGCCCTCCTCCTTAAATAGTTGATTTATTTATTTTAGCACTCCTCTGGTGGGGGAGGCTCAGTTGCATCGCCAACATCTTCTTCCGATAGTTCCTCATCTATCTTGATTTTTAGAAGCTCGATCAACAGATACAGAATTCCCAAGGGAGACGGAGGAGCCATAAACATGCCAGCGACTGTTCCCTTAAAATCAACTCCGTCAAGAGTAATTCTAGGTCCGAATAGAGGCTCCGCTTCAGCATTTGAAGCTAATGGACTATCTTCGCCTGTAGCGCCAGTACCAAGAGTTCCGCTTGTTACTTCATTAGTTGTGTCGTAAATGCAGAACATAAGAGCCAATATATCTTCACCCGTGATGCCTGCTAATGGATTGGGCGCTTCGGAGTCGGAGGGAGCGGCGGCATCAAGCCCAGTCTGTATGGCCTGCGAAACCGCTATGAAAGCTTGCCCTGTGACATCTTTTACAATCTTTGATATGGCGACGTGAGGATCAATTAGCTCCACCAATCCCTTAAGAATTTGGATAGGTGTTTCTCTCAAGAACTTTAAGAAAATCTCTCTTGCGAGGGAGCCCATATCCTGCTGTCCATTGTTTGCCAAAGTATTTTGGAAATTATTATTTGGCGTATCTGGAAGTGGAGGTCTTGTTGAAGCATCAGTCATATTCATAAAGTTTATGATTGCTCGCTTTGTTCCTCTGAATGCGTCTGTAATGTCCGAGAAGAACAACTCTGTTAAATAAAAATTGTGTAATATAGGACCAAGGATAATCGCATCTTGATTGAATACTTGGTTCTTAAAAAGCTGATACTGTGGGTCTTGCTTGATTAGGGCAAGGTTTTCCTGTCTTGTGTTGTTAGAGTCTATCGGTATCGAGAAAAGAGGCGTAACTGAAAACAGCGTACTGTCGCTGTTGTGAGAAGAGTATAAATTTAAGCTTAAGATATTAGCGTCTCTCTGAATCGAGAGGCCTGTTGAATTTTGCACGTCATTTGATATTGTTACACCATCTGTGAAGTACACACCATTAATGTCAAAGCTATCGTTCACTATATTTGTGATGTAAGCAGCATTATCAAAATCTACTGACGCTTCTTGTTGCGCATTAATAGTATTAACAGTTATCACATCCTCTAAAAACACATCGTCAAATGATTTGTTTTCACCCTTTGGATCAATAATGTTGTTTATTGCGCCCAAGGTACTTCTTTGTCCATTATCCCAAGTATAATATAATCTTTCCTCAACCAAGAAGCGAATAAGAGCACTTTCATCATTTAAAGGAAAATTAGCTGCCGTTCCGTCGTCATTTAGTTCAAATCCTTGAGGAATTTGGAAAGGAGGATAAGTGTGGGCAATTCCCCCATTATTGATGGTTGACTCTCTGCGAGATACTCTATCGAAGTAATTAAAGAGTTCACGCTCTAGGATTGAATTCCCATCAGATTTAATTTCATTAAATGATGCCACTAGTCGGTTGACCATGTACTCTCTCATAACAGGTAGATCGAGTAGGGAATCCATCTTAAATGCTGAGAACACAACAATGTTCTTAATCACAAACTCATCTATTATTGACTGGATTAACATTAGGATTAAACCGTAATAAAGAGTGTTTCTAGTTTTGTCTTTGGCTGATCCATCGTCGTAACAAGCAGCTGCGGCAAACTCTTTCTTCATTTGATCTAAAATACCCTCTGCATCGAACAAATCTCCAACGTTAGAGGGGTCGCACAAATCATTATTTTTAAAGAATTTTAGATTATTTACCTTAAAAGCACTAAAAGCACCATTATCTAAAATGTAATTGTAAAGCTTTCTATACAATGAGCCATACACCGAAGTGTATTTTTCTCCTACCACTTCTTGAATAAAAGATGAGTCGCCTAACGACTCGTTCTCTGCTATAGAGATGGGCTCTACAAAGCGATAAATATATGGATTTAATTGTAAATCTTGGTAAGCCTCACTAATAGGAAGTTGTGAGTTTTCAGGCGGAACTAAGTTGCTAAGCTCACCAGCTAAAGATGGATCCACATTCTGTAGGTTATAGGAAAGATTTATAAAACTCTCTACGTTTTGAGACCATTCCGGATATTGAACAGAAAATTGCTGATTTCTAGAGAACACAAAATTTAAAGTTAATTGTTCTTGGCCAGACGAATTATAGTTTGTCTGGTAAATGGCCTCGTCGACGCGTCGCCCCCGCAGCAGGCCCCCGACGGGAGAAACATAATTAAGAGGCTGTACAGCTTCTGCAAACCGTTTACGGAATGCCTCCGGGAATACATATTTCGTGTGTGCGGGTCCAGTGCCAGTCGCCTGATCCTGAATGGAAGTAATCTTGTTATCAACCTCCTCTATAACGCCCGGGACTTCACTTAATCCGGCTCGTATGGCAGTGGCCACAATCCCAGCATTATCAATAATATTTTGTATTTTGGCACTATCGATTTCTTGACATACACCACTTTGGGCTGCAGCAACAACTTCTTCATTTATATTGTCAAAAAATTCAAACATGTCCGTGATAAAGTTTAAAACTGCTGGATCCAAGGAGGCAGTTGGAGGCTGAATTCCTAGAGCACCGAACGCCCCGGCAACATCTGGATTTATATCGTTTGACACTGTAGGTTCAAGCAAGGACGTGCGCGCAGCTTCAAGGGACCCTGCCATATAAGTCTTTGTTGTATCTAAGATGTTGTTGAACAAATTAGGTAAAATTGTTGTTGCGATAGGATTTTCAAGATAGTTTGGGGAATCCGGGCACAAGAAATCAAGTGGCGGCGGGGCGATTTGAATTCCGTCTTCGGCAATCCTTATTAATTCGTCCAGCGCTGGTGTTGAATCGAAGAAATCTTCGTCTAGACATATATTACAGTTTTCTACGACCTGTAAGATATTGTTATTGATAATATCGTTGCAGAATGTCACTGTGTCAACATATTGGGAGATTCTCGAAAAGTAACTGTTAATGGAGCCAATTGTATTGATATTATTTCTGATCTGTGGTGAAGAATAGTCTGAATTAAAATCAAGAATTTTTGCATATGTAAACGGCTCAACTTCTCTCTGAGAGTTGAGTAAACGACATACTTCTATGGGATTCAACACGCTTGATACATCTGAGAAATAAGTATAAACCTGATCTAGAGCCAAACCATCCTGGGCAAATTCAGCCTCCAAAAGCTCCTCAAGGTTTGGGAAGCTAACAGCTGCCCTCTGGTTCTCGTCCCTTATCCTACTTCCTACATCAATGGCACCCGTATTGCCTCTTAAAATAGAGCCACAATTAAATTGTATCAATTCCACTAGGGACTTAATAACTTCAAATGCAGCATTGGCGATAGCGCCTAGAATAATGTCTTTTATTTGATCTTTGATATCGCCGTTAACAGAGAACGGCTTAAACTGGTCTGAAAACAGTTCTCCTAAGTTCGGTCTTTTTATGTTTATTTCTTTAGATGGAGGTGTTGGTTCTGATTGAAGCGAACTAGCCTGTTGAATGATTGAGTTTCTAACTGACTGCGTAATTCTAGAAGCTGTTGCCCCAAGTCCCAATGTTAAGCAGATAATTGCCTCTTTTGCAAGAGCTTGAATTCCGAACTGGTTTAGGATTTGATTTACAATTTTTTGTTCTTTTGTGGCGTTGGGTCCAAATATTGGAACGTTAAAATTTAGAACGGCATCTATTGTATCTACAATTTGGACTGCGGCGTTGAGTTTCTTAGCTTTTTCTGCCTGAAGGATGTTCTTTTTCGTTTCTTCATTTTCGGCCTCTTCAATCTCTTTTAGCAACTCTTCTTTGGTTTTAAGCTTACTGAACGTGTCCTCAAGCTGTTGCATATTACTTACATCAATCAGATCGTCTGATGATCTGTTCCCAAAGATATTATTACCGGGAGTGATGGAGCCAGGAATGTCTCCTATCTGTGGTGCAGTGAAAGAGCCTTCAATTCCAAGCGTCGAGAAAAAGCCTGTTATTGACTGCTGCTTTGTTAAGTTTGACTGTTGCTCCGATGATTCAATAATTTCTTTGTAATTTTCAACTGTCTTTAGGGCTAGGGGATCACTAAAAATTGGATTGTATTTAGAGTTTGTGATAAACCCGATCTTAGCTTGCTTGGTTTCTCCACGAGTTACATTCAAAACAAAGTAATCAACTCGGACTATGTTTGAATCACTATCAAAATACATTGTCAAATAATCGGAGTCGAAGAAGTTACTTTCTTGGAGCTTAAAATCTAAGCTCTCGTAGATAACTCTTAGCAGCGCGTTAACAATCCTGTTGGTAAAGGTTCCAAGACTATTGGCATCCAAAGATAAAGGCACTATTCCCTTGAACAACGAGATAGCGGTGGAAAAGTCACTAATCGTTCCTGTTAATTTGTCTAAAGAATTTGGTACATTTGTAAACTCAAAGCTTGTTGCACCTGTCTCAGCCCCTGCGCCTCTTTCAGCGTTAAAGAATGCTAGAGCATCTAAGAAATCAGGTAACTTTTCTTCTTCTTCATAAGCTTCTTTAAGGTCATAGATATTCCCTTCCTGTAGGGATAACTTAAATGTATCTTTGACGTTAAATGGACCAACTTTTTCCAAAAAAAGCGAATCTGAAATTGTATTACGAAGCTCGTCATAGAAGCCACCAAAACTAGCGAACTCAGCATTATCTCTGTCAACTACTAAAGGATAATACTCTGGAAAATAGTGTTCAATAAAATAGTCTGTACACAAGCGCTCTTGGGTCTCTTTGGATCCACGACTCGTGACATTAACATAAAAGTTCATTATGTTGTCTACTTTATTGACAAATGGTATACCCGGTAAAGTTTTGGAGATTAAAGTTTGTAGAGATATAGCTTGTATTTCTGGTATTGCCATTAGTTTGTCCTGTTATATAAGCTTAGGATATACTTATCGCCGGCGACCCCGGAGTTGTCCAAGTAATCATTTACAATAGCAACATTACTTAAAGGTATGTCCGCAATCATTGGTACTTGACAATTTAAAGTAACATTAATCATATTTTCTATTCCCGCACTCATAACCTGCTTGAAATCAGGCGCTGTTTCAGTTCCATAAAAAGGTGACATATGAGTGTGGTTTTGGACAGATCTATTAAAGCTTTGCTGATACGATATAAAGTTGTCCAATATTGTGCTTACATTTTCTATAACCTGAAGCATAGCGTTCAGGCAATCCTTAAGATTTTCACCTTTTACCATCGGCTGAAGATCTTCTGGGTCATTCATTGCAATCAAATCAATTCCGTATCCACTCTTATCAGCGTTTGACAATTCCCCGCCCTGTGAGTTGATAGAGTCTGTGCGGGTAATAAGTCGAATGTTTTCGCGACCAATAACTCTAATGTTATCTGCCTTGAGGGCGATACTAGATCTGGGTGTTACCGAGGAAGTAGATCCTGCGCCCTTTGGCTTTTTGAGTCTAAAGTACCCATCGATATCTGCCTTTTGACTGACATAGATTCTTGCCGAGTCCAGAACAAAGTTGGGATCTGCATAAAGTTTGTTACCCTTTCGGTCTCTACTGCGCGCGCTATGTCCCAAAGTTCCAGCAACAATATCTATTGCAGCGCAATGAGACTGTCCTTTACCTCCGGTGCCAGAGAGTCTGTTAGAGTTTCTATCTTTTCCTAATTTAATAGATGCGTTGCCTTTTCTTATAACTTTCTCATTAGAGGTCAGGATTAAATCTGGCGTGTCATAGTTCTCTGTCTCTTTTGAGCCAACTCCGCGTATATCAGCCTCTTCGGCTGGGGATGCGTTGTCCAACTTTCTTTTTTCAATTGGGTCTGTTGGTTTTTGTATGGCTGATATTGTTTTTACTTTAGACACTTTTTTCTCCTAAGATAACGCACTAGGTCCTGCTGTGGCGGGCGGATCTGCCCCAAATGTTACCTGTGCATCTTCAAGCCCCTCTTGAGTCCAACGTTTAGTGTTTACCGAGACCCCTTTAACTACTTTGTTAAGTCCGATCCAATCCAAGTGCCAATGTTCGTTTGATACACCAAAATTAAAGTTAAATTTGTCGGGGGCAAATTTATTCAACCACTTAAATTCTGGTGAGTTCCCCGCTTGATCTCCGGTCCATCCACTAGCTGGTCTATCTATATCTACAGCAGATCCCCATCCGTGATTGGATGTGCCAGGAATTGCTGCATACCCAACAAATTTACAATTTTTATTGTACTGTCCTGCGCCCTCGCCTTTTATACCATTACGATGCGGTCCGGGGCATCCTGCCTCATCGCCACCAACCCTAATCATACGCACATTAACTTGACTATCATAAGTTCGATAGCCACTACCTTTTAGTTGTTTGCCAAATTTTCGCTTATATGCAGCCGTTAATTTAAGCCAATCATCTTTAGCATCTTTTATTAATTGAGCACCAGAGGCTGGATCAGTATACAACAAACCGGCTTCCTCTAGCTCTCCATTATTGATGGGTTCGCCTGTTGGAATATAAATCGCTGTTTCTTGTTTAGCTCTATTAGACCAACTAAAGATGCCCGGATCATCCTTGGAAACTGTACCCCTAGGACCCATAAGCATAGATTTTTTATCTTTGAAATCCATCTTTATTGATGAATTTTGAAGATTAATATCAAATATTTTAGGTCCTACTTTTATAATTTGAGGTTTTTGGAACTTTTCGTCGGCGTATATTATACTAACCAGTGTTCCAGGCAAAATAGCCAACTGACCGTTGGGTACACTAGCATCAAGCGATAACGACGCGTCAGGTAACGAATCAACTCGATCAGCCAAAGACATGCCTGGAAGATTCAACTTCCCGGTTGCATTGTCTTTTAGAAGCTCATCAATATCTATGAGAACTCTAGGATCACCTTCATGGACATAAACCTTATATTTGTAATATACTGCTTCGCCAGTTAATTCTGGACTATCTGCTAGCGCAAGCTGTTTAGAGACGTACTCCAAATTTTCCACCGGATTGGATATTACTGGTTGGTCCCCATAATAAGTACCAAAAACAATACCACCGAAAACCGTTTTATTTCCAATAGCATCAGGAGTAAATGCTTGCTCCAGAACAGTAGATATAGCATCGGTTGTAGTTAAGGATCTTCTATCACCAGAAAGACCGTCAGCTGGTCTAAGATCATTCAGGATACCGTATTGGCTAAATATCTGTTGGGGTGTTATTTCGTTAGCCATCTTCTTTGCTCTCGTTCAACAAATCAAACAACTGCTCTTTGTCGTCGGCTGTGAGACCTACTTGGCCTGTCTTTTGGCGTTGAAGGATCGCAGCAAGCTTCACCATCTGCTCATTGGATCTTTGAAGGTTTTCTACATACTTGGCCGCGATTGGGCCCATCTCTCTTCTATCGGCGGGAGAGGCTTTCATATCGGCCATTACATCCATTAGTAAAGACTTGGCCATCGCACGATCTTCTTTGATGTTTGTCGTGGTTTCTTCTATGTAATGCTCTAAACTTAAATCTCGCTGTTTTCCCATTTTTCTTTAAATACCCTCTTTGTCAGCATTAGTAGGTAGAATCTTTATAGTTTTTATTCCACAAAAAGGCGAAAAATACTAGATCTCGCTGTTTTCCCATTTTGTCTTAAACGTCCTGTACCTCTTGCGAAGCTTATTAAGATTATTGACAACCTGTTTTGTATTAAGTCCTGTAATTTCTCTCAAATATAGATAGATTGCCTTCTTATTAAAAATTTCTATTTGATCAGCGGAGTCTAAAAGAATACGAACAGCCATAAGAACCTTCTTCTCGTTTTCTTTTATCATAAATGAATCCCAAGTATCTATCTCATTATTGAGAGACATCCAAAATTCCATCTCCGATCTTTTGTCGAAATAACTGGGATCCTCCGATATTAGGTTTTCATCCATCTCATTCAGAACATCCTCCATAAAGACTTCTGTTTGTAGACGCTTTTTGGTTCTCTTTACCTTATGGATAAACCAGTTCTTTGTTACAACCGAGAAATATGAAAAGGCTTTGGAGCCTTTGTTCGGATCGTATTTGTTTAGGATGGTCGTTAACCAAACCTTACAATCTGCTCTGAGATAGTCAATGTTTGGCAGTGTGGTAAAACGATAAGTGTAGATTATCTTGTCTACCATATCGTCAAACGCAGGCTGTATGTACTCTTCGTATAACTTAGATCGCAATTCCCTGTCATTTGTCAGGGCATACTTAACTATTGCGTCTTCGTGTGCCTGCGTAAAGTAATAATTTTTCTTGCTCTTCTTCCTCGGCATTTAGCGCTTCCTCTAGTTCTTGTTCCAATTCAGCGTCTATTGTATATTCAAATATCTCTTTAAAATTAGACATTTCTTCATTTACTTCTCTTATACGAAGCACCAATTCTTGGATGATCGGCTCCCCGTGAAAAGAATCCATGCTATACATATCCTTTACAAACACTTGAAAAGCTTTTGTGGTCAAAAACAAATCAGACATATTGTCTGAGATAAATATAAACTTTTGTAACATCCTTGATATATACCAACCCAAAAGTACGTTTATTGCAAGGGATATGATTAATACAATATGAATGAACATTATTTGTTTTTATTTAGTTGCTCTTTTTGTTGTTCCAACTCTTGACGCGAATCTTCTATAAATTGCTCTGTTACTTGACCAACCTTGTTAAGTTTTGTTCCATTTTTTCTCGTAGTAAA